GCCACCGGGAGCAATCGGAGCACCGCCGGAGGGGCCAGAGGCAGAAGGCATGGGCGAGGAACCGCCTGACATAGTGGCATTTACGCCAACACCAGAAGAGCCTAAAACGGCGGCAGGGGTCACGCCGGCCTTCAGATAGCGGTCAAAAACCTTCGAAGGATCATTGTAAGAGTTCTCGTAATCAAACTGTTTCTGCCAATTAGAGTAGGATAACTCAGATTGTTTTTGCATTTGCTCTAAAGCGTACTTCTGCTGAAGAGCCATCTGTTTTTGTTGATATTTCCACTGACGGCGGGCAGTCATACCTCCAAAAAGCTGTCCAAGGGCTCCAGAGATTAAACCGGTACTACCGGTAGACGCAGCCGACTGGCCAAGAGCCTGACCAAAAGATGCGGGGGTAGGGATAGCCATACTACAGATGAGTTAAATTGTTAGAACGAATGATGTAATCGACGCGAACTGTATCGATATGAACGCCACTACGCTGCATCCTAGCTTGGGCCGAACAAGAGGAAAGGAAAAAGGCGGCCAACGCAGCAACGATGGATGAAACGAGCGTCCAAAAAGCTTTTGATTTATAAAAAGGTTGTTTAGCGTCTGACATAGTGTAAACAGTTAAATAAAGAACGATAGAAAAATGCGCGGCCTCTCCTGCAATCGTTACCAATAACCTTCAGAAATTCACGAACTCTTTCAGAAGGGGTCCGCGCACGTAGCATATATCTTCAAGTAAAGGATATACTATTTTTCTTCAGGGTTAGAGGGCTTCGAAGCAGGTTTAGCCTTATCGAGCTGAGAATCAATAAGTTCCTGACCAACCTCGAGACCGTCAAACTTATCCATGCGAGAGAAGGAGTTAGGATCGAAATCGATATCGGGGTTGAACTTCTCTCCCTTCTCAAAATCAGAAGGCTCAGCTATCACATCTGGACGACCAGGAAGAACGTCGACGGAGCCAGAACCGTTAAGAACGGAAAGGATACGCTGACCACGAGAAATATAGGCGGGAGCGTCTTCAAGTAACCAATCAAGTGCCATAAGATCAAAGTATTAGCGATTAGACAAACGGGTTGCGAACGTCTTATTGACCAAGTTCTTCTTCTGAACAGAATACGAAAGGTTGATGAAGAAGTTATCCTCACGCTTGGAGACAAACGGAGAATTTACCTGATCAATATCTACGAACAAAAGGGAGTAATACTGGTTGTAGCTCGCCGACAAAACGCGTTGTTGAACCCAATAAGAATAGAGAGGCAAACTGCCAGCAGTGCCTTGGAATCGAGATAGTTGGCCAAGAACCTCGTCGTACGAGGATCGGAACTCGTTAAAACACGGTTCGTAAGCCACAGCTTCCGAGGCGGAGGTGGTGCCGAAACCGAATTGGAACCCGGGAACATCCTGATATCCAATATCATTATAGATCGGATTAAAATAATCAGCGCCAGTATAGTGAAGGTAATCGGGGTAAACACCTGCCCAATAGTAAACGGGTCGAATGCTCAACATATCAATCATATAACCGGGCTCACGGAAGTAGTAAGACTGCCGGCGACCGAGGCGATCGTTAAAAGCGATAGCACCGCCCTGCTGGCCGAGGGCAGGCATAGAGAATTGATCGCCTTGGAAATTGTTAGCGCCAGACTGATTCATAACAACTTGAACGTTAACGGTTTGCGAAGCGCTAAAAAGCAGCTTAGGCCTATCGACATGCTCAATTTTAGAAGCAAAAAACGTTTCCAGCCAATCACTATAACGACTACCACCAGCGCCAAGCAAATCCTTGTACTCCTGAAGGCGCGAAGCAATAGCCAGCTGAGGTATGGTTGAGACGCCGGACATTGAAACACCTTCGGAACTACCAACAGGAAGCAATCGACTGTAGCGATCGGGGTTCGCAGGTACAACGGCCATCGGATGGGCAACAAGGAACGACCCAAGCGTAGTAACAGTCGTAGTGCCAGCGTCGGTAGAAAATTGATTTGCGGGACCCGTAGTGGACAACGAAGTACTTCCGGGATAAATAGTAGAGACGGGATAGCCATCTTTGGAGGCAGTAATCGTGGCGCCGAGGTCTGAAAGCACTATCTGAGAAAAAAGGTTTCCTCTGTTATATGTATTATTTGACGACGGCACAGCCGAAGGATAGAACTGACTCTCGTAATAAGCATCGAGGAATTCAAGACTTCCGAATCTTTGCGAGAAAAATGTCGGTGTATCACTAAACTGAAGGACATTATATGTGGTACCAGTATTGTTAGGGATGAAATGCCAGCTACTGGGCCAAGCAAAAGAATAGAGTCCCCACTGGGAATAACCGTAGTAATTGCGAACGATATCCCAATAAGCAAGGTAAGAATCAGCGGTACACCAACCTAAAGGATATCCTAATTGAGCAGTCGAAAGGTTGGCCGACATGGGGACGTTGCTAGAAGTTGTCACTGGAATAGAGGCGGGAACAATGCGTAACCAACGAAGTAACGAATTGGAATAGGGGTAGTTATGGTCGGTGTACTCATAAGACCCGGTTGTCGAGGCGGCAACGAAATTCAAACTCAGGCCATTCATGTCGAACTTACTGCTATTCGTCCTCAGCTCAGGATGATACAACTGAAGCGGCACCCAAAAGCGGTGAAGCCGGATAGTATAAGGATTGAATGACGGAACAGCGAGCGGATTACTACGAACGTCGATGCCTTGCTCAATAGATATGCGATCTCGAGCGTTAATAAAATCAATACGCACCGGATACAGAATACCCGGTGTGCACGTAAAAGCCTTACTCTCAGGAACGTCGTATCGAGAGTAACCATTTACGGCATGCGAAATAAAAGGTTGTTTTCCCATAAATTAAATGTTTAGTTGAAGTTTGTAATGAGTCTGCCAGAATTGGAGAATATCCAAGTCTAGCCAGGTAGGGGGATCGAAATCAGGCATCTTGCGAGAGGAAGCAGAGAAATGCATTATTTGCTTTTGCTCCCATGTATACGTCTCTCTACGGGATACGGAGGAATTGAGATTGAACCGTTCAACACACAGAGACACAATACGCTTAACCAGAGAAGACTTGCTAAAACGTGAATAAGCATCAGCAGCAGTAATCGAACGAGCAACGTCGTCTTCTGATTTAAGGTATTTAAGATAATATCGAGGGATCGAGTAATTGTAATTGATACGCTTCTCAGGATCAAAATAAGACCACGACGAGACACGAGAAGAAGGGCGAGGCATATAACCAAGAAAATCACCAACGCCAGCAGATACGAATTTTCGCGTATAACGGCGATGCTGGAGGAGGCAAGATAGAGCTGTAGAGTTTCCATTCACGGTAACATATTTGTCCGAAATTTCATCGGGGTTAAATTGAATTTGCTTAGTAACATACTTAACGCAATAACGAGCACGTTTGTGAGTTGCTTTCGCGAGCCACACGAAACCAAGGTCTCGAACGGCAGAACGAATCGTATTATAGAGAACGTTTGTGCCAAACAAAAAGCCATGAAAATGCAATCGAGGTTCAGTGCCGGTTTGTGGGTGGGTGCCAAACTCCTGAAAAAAAGCGTGTTTAAACGAATGACCGAGCTTGTGACGTAAGCGTTCGTTGAATTTCCGAATAAACCAGGACGGATCAAGCAAGGCTTTATCATAATGCTTCGGAGCAATCGTTATTGTAATAAAAATAGCCTGCTGGCTATCAGCCTTACAACGAGCAAGCTCGCGCTCGAGTCGAACGAACCAATCGTTACGCTGACGACGTAGGCAGTCTTCACACTTCCCGCACGGGACCATGAGCCACTGACGGGCAATATCCCAGGGACGGAGAGCCAGAGCGGACTTAGCAACATCAGAGCCGTTACGACAGGGGTTCTTCTTGTCAAAATAACGACGGTTACGTATCCATATGGGCGACGAGCAAGGCATTACAGTAGACTTTGAAGGCAATCAAATTTAACACGAGGATGATCACGGCGACAGCGGACAAGATAGTCGGCTGCGGCAGTCTCATCGGAAAACCAGGCAATAACAACACGTCTTTTGCCACGGTATGCACCAACAGAAAAACGGTAGGGAACGCAATCAACGACCGGTGAAAACCTAGGTCTAAAATCGAAATAATCCATGACTAAAAACATTTTACATAACACGAGCCTAAGCGGGCTGCGCTGTTTCGGGCCTCGATCTCGCGTCCGCGATATCATCGGCTCCGGAAACACTTACTCGCCGCGCTCTTAACGGCTCGAAGACATATGATAAAGAGGGAGCCTGTAGGAGAAGAGTCTCCCACAGGTCCACTGCATCAAAGAACTCTTCCACCAAGCGGGCGGGTCACAACTTTAGTGCCCTTTCCCTTCTTCTTTCGTCGCGCCTTCATCGTAGTTGAGATTAAAATCAAACATAAGAACTATCGTATTGTCAAAAAACTCGACGCCGAAGCCAGGAAGGCCTTCACAAGCGGCAATAAGGTCCGCTATTTTCGAGTGGTTGACGTAGAGTGAATCACTGATATCCGAATTCTCCAAGAAGCGTGCAATAGGAGTATTCGCGATAGCACCGAGAGGGAGCGGGTCAAACTGACCATCTTTGAGACGACCTATCTGGACGAGGTCAACCTTAAGGACCGGACTAATTCGCCGGACGACAATGTGAATCTGTGTCATAATAATGTGATTTAAAGTTTTACTTGAAGTTCAGAACAAAAGCGTTCCCAGGCAGCAGATTGCTTGCCCCAAAATTTAACACCTTCAGGTGTCGAAGTAAACAGGAACGAAGAGGAGACGAGGTGGCTAGGGCCGAAACCGGGACCGTTAAAAGAGTGTCGAATGTGGGAACGCAGGCGATCACGAAAGCTCTTGTAAGGCGCGAAAGCATGCTCATAATTCGCCTTAAAAGCGGAAAATATTCCTCGACGGACGAGCCACTCAGTGAATGCATACTCTACAACGTCGATCATCAACTCGTTGATTCTAACACTTTTGTTAGACTTTTTCATGGTAGTGTGGTTATTGGTTTACAGTACAAATATACGACAAAAAGGACGAGTAGTAAAGTTCAAAAGGTTGGAGAAATTGTTCATTATTTCCCAGAATAGCTACGACGGGTATAAATACTACCATTCTTGTCACCATAGGGGCTGTAAATCTCCTTTACCTCCTCATAGCCTTCCGGACCGGTAGGACCAGCAGCCTTACGACTAGCGTACGCAGCACCAGCAACACCTGCGGCAGTAGCAAAGGAGCGAACAACGTCGTGAGCAAGGCGAAGCCTGGAATTGCGCAAATCCCAACGAGTGTTACCTACCTCAAGTTGAGCGGCTTCTGCGGCAGCAGTCTTCAAAATAGACGTAGTTTCAGCAACTTTCATCATCTTCGTCTCGACAACCTCACCTTTATCGTTGCGAATCTGAACAGGCACTTCCTTCTCCCAGTTGAGTTCAAACCAATTCTGCAAATCCTTGAGTTCCTGGTAGTTAAGCTTGGTCCGGGATTCAGACTCAGCAGCAGCGGAAACGTTAGCAATGGCCGAGGACCAGGCAACTGCGAGCGCGGCACCGGCCTCGGGCTCAAACCAATCATTAGTTTTGCGAAGATTCTCGTACTTTTCCTCCAGGATGCCAGCCATAGCCATGATGGAAGACATCTTATAACCTTGTGTGATATTGGACAAATAAGCGTCAATTGCGACAATTTGAGCCTGCGCCTCACGAAGGTTAGCAAGCTCACGAGCGTCCTTAACATGGTGCTCGGCAATCTGCAATTCAAATTTATCCATTCGCTCTCGCCACTCTTGTGTGTGAGTGTTACCTCGAAGATTAGCGGCCTCTGCGTCATCTCGGTTAGCGGCAGCAGTATTACGATCAATTGTAGATTGTGCCATCATATTTTGAGCAATAGAAGTAGGGTCAACAGGAGCGAAGCCACCGGGAGCAATCGGAGCACCGCCGGAGGGGCCAGAGGCAGAAGGCATGGGCGAGGAACCGCCTGACATAGTGGCATTTACGCCAACACCAGAAGAGCCTAAAACGGCGGCAGGGGTC